GGGGTCATTAAAATAACAGCAATAACCACCGCTGCAATTATTTTTCCAATACCTCCTTTACTCCCCATAGGCATTGCAGAAATAATCATATCTCCTTCTTTGTAATTAAGAAGGAGCTCTTCTTCTTTTTGGATACCTTTACCATTTATTTGGCAAACAAAACCTATACCCTTTTCATAGCATTCTGTAATATATTGACGAAAATCATCAAAGTTTGCATTTAAACAAGACATAACATCCGCAAAAGAATTTGCCTCTATTTCAAATTCTGAGCCAAATCTATCTGCTATTTCACCTTCTAAGTATACTTTACGCAACATAACGATAAATTCCTACTAAATGCTGTATCCAGAAAGGGTATAAATTTTCTCTGCACGATAATCGATTTTCTGCATGATGAAAAAATATATCATTTCCTAAATATACGCCGCAATGATTTGCAACTTTTTCTCTAATTTTAAATATTAAAACATCATTTTTTTCGGGAGAATCTACTTTTTTATGATTCCAATTTTTAATATTTTCTTCTGTAAAATAGTCTAAGTCATTATTCCACCAGTCATCTTCAAAAGGCTCTCTTGGAGGAATAAATATGTTTTCTTTTTCTAACCAGTCTCTCATTGCTTCAAAACAATCTTTTATCCCAAATTCATACTCTCTACCTATTAAGGGGTATGCTCTTTTTTTCGGCTCTACTATATTTAGTTCCATGTCCGGGTAGCTAAAAATATAGTAAGGTACTCCTAAAGCATTACAACAATCTATATCATGTTCTGATGCTTTGTTTGATGCATCCGGGTGATTATGAACAATTCCTAAAATATCCGCTTTACTTTTTATATTTAAGTAGTCTTTTGAGGATAATACAAAATTTTCTGTTCCTTTTGCTAAATTTTCACAAGGAAACCACTGTCTTTTACCTTTTACAATACCAATTACACCACACGCTTCTCTAGGATATTCTTTTTCAAAATGCTGTTGTATTTCTTCAATCATCGGAACTGTTTCGATCCTGGGAATCCTCCGAAAGGTAAATGCATTTGTTTATTGAAATCCGCATCTTCTACCCATTTATCACTACTATTTAATGACGCGGCAGAGCTAATATCTGCATCTATAGTTATAGTATAGTCATTAGTAGTATTAGTTGCTGCTGAAATTGTTTTTGTTCCCGATAAAGCTGTGCGTAAGGTACCGCCTTGACTTACATAGATAATGACTTCGTCTCCCACTTCAAATCGATGAGCATCTGCAAAAGTAATAGTAGTTTTTGTAGTATCTCCACTAGCTGAAGCCACCGCTGTGAAATTTTTTATATACTTTTGAAATCTTATCTTACAAGAATCTAAAACTTTTCCACATACATCTATTCTTTTCCAATACCGTCTAAATATTCTAGGGTCTTTTGCGCCATGAGCATGAGGAAGTATAGCTTCCCAAATCTGCCTTTGATTTGTTCCGCTTTCTTCTGTAAATACTTTGTCGCCCACTCCTGCGGCTGTTACACTATAATTTCCTCCAGAAATATTAGACCAGTTTCCTATAATTCCCGTTATTCTATTATTGTCTTTATCAATATAGCCGCCTTGGTCTGCCGCAGTATATCCCCAACTGCAGCCCCCTCCAAACCCTAAAGCTTTACCTTGATACTGCCAAGAGCAATATTTCCCCACAACTCTTCTTGCAGGTATTGTTACGCCTTCTACATCCATAGGGGATGCTAGTTCAAAAGTTGCAATGATATTATTTTCAGATGCAACTCTATCAATAAAATAAGTTTGACTAGGAAATTCCGGAGGATTGGTAGTATCTAAAGCAGACTCAAAAGCTCTTCTATATACAATCTTTGTTCCAATTAAATCATCATTTGTTTCAAAAGGAAGAGTTAAATCTGAATCGTTTCTAATTGCTTGAACACCTACCATTTCTTTACTGTCTGCTGTTTTTGTTAAAGCAGGGATATTGGCAATAGCGAGAGTGGGTCTAGCAATTGTACCTGAAGAAGCTACTTCTTGCCCTGTTAATTGAATAGGAATAGCATAATATTCGTTTCCATCAAAAGTTACAGTTGCATTTCCTCCCTGTTCTAATCCTGGAAATAAGTGAAAAGTTCCTGTAGTATCAGTCGCACTTTTTGGATGTCCTGGAAGAGTAATATCAAAAAACTCTAGTATAGGATCATCTATTTCATTTAACTGTACTGTATCTATTACGTCTGTCATTACGGTTCATACACTCTTTTAAAGGTTGCGGAAAGATTATGAACAGTTGTTTGTATATATGAAACACTGTAGTCATCACAAGTTACTTTCATTTGAGTTTCTCCATCAAAGTCAGTAACTGTGAATGGAAAAGCTTTTGCAGCAAAATTATCAAAAAATTTAGCTAATCTATTTATTTCTGCGCTGGAACGATTTTTAAAGGTTACTCTGAATATATCATCTTTTGGATTTATTCCATGTCGTACTCTTTGAGAATACCCATCTCCAAATTGTGCTGTAAGTACACGTTGTTTTGTCTTTTTATTTAATCCTCGATCAACAGTAACTTTTACATCAGAAGGCGGATGAGTTATAGTAAGAGTAGTATTGTTGGCAATAGCAGTGCTTATATTATTATTTAGAGTAATTCTTTTATTCGGAATATCTATAGAACTTATTGTTGAGTTAGAAGGAACATTAGTTCCTGATACTTTATCTCCTACAAAAAATGAACTGACTGTAGCAACAGAAACTATTGCTTGACTTGTGGCAGCTTCTGCAGTTGTTTTTACAGTTGTAGAAATTGAGTCTGCAGGAATTGTCATTGTAAACTCTGCCATTATGCTACTCCCATTGGATTAAGAATACCGCCCGCTCTTTTTTGATTTATTAGCTCTCTTTGAACTGCTGCTGCAACCATTCGTCCTAAGTCTGCTCCTTGTTGTCCTGATTCTACTTCTGTGGATCCATTTCCATCGGAGTCTACTGCAACATTTACAGTTACATTATTTTGTTGTATTCCTCCTGCTCCTCCTCCGGGCATAGAAACAGGAATAGATTTTCCATCTGGCAAGGGTACAATTGCTTCATTATGCTTACCTTCTCCAACTAATCCAATAGTTGGGCGAGTAGCAACTCCTCCAGAAGCATATGCCATGGAACGAAATCCGCCTTTTGCAATTCCTCCCTTTGCAAACCCGAAGAAGGACATAATTCCTCCTGCCCCTCCCATGCCTTCAAATAGACCTCCGAACAAGTCTCCGAGACTTCCAAAAAGATCTGAGAATATATTACCGCCCGCTTCAAAAGCAATACCTAATTTTTCCATAAAGCCGCCTTCAGCATTCTTATCAAATATATCACTAAAAGCACCTAGAAAGTTGTTTACACTACCTCCAACTTTTTGTGTTACTGTGACTCCTTCTGCACCATGTGTATCATCTCTTGTCGCAGTAGTTTTTGATTCACCAAAAAGTTTTTCCATGAGACCTTTTTTCTTTTTAGGAGGCTCTGTGCTAACTTTTTCAGCGTCTACAGTAATTTCTTCTAGTACTGATGATTTAGCACTACCTTCGGCAGTCCCTGTTGGACTTCCCAAGGCTTCTTTAATTTTCATTGCATGGTAGTCTGCTGCCTCATGCATTGCGGTTTTTATCTTTTGTTCTGGAGTTTCTTGTCCCGCATTCATTATTGAGCTAACTATATTTGTTGCTAAAGTATCTGCTAAAGAAGAAAGAACACTACGAGCAAGAGAAGCAATTGCATCTTTAATACTAGTTTCATCACCTTTTATTAGGTCAGCTAATCCTTTGGTCATAGCAGTTTCAAAACTTTGTTTTAAAGTATCTGCTAATTGAGCCGCTAATTCGCCTTGACGAATTAAAGACTCTTCTTGTGCATCTAAAATTCCTAACTGAATATTTAAAGAGTCAATTTTGTCTTGATCTCTTTCTACTCCGTCTGCTGTTGCTAAATCAAGTTGATTTTGAAGCTCTGCTCTATCTATTTCTATGCCTTGTATTTGTAGCAAACGATCTCTTTCTTGTCTTTGGAGTTCTGTAGCCCCTATCATTGCTTTAGTTTTTGCAAACTCTAGTCTATTTCTATCATTTGCAAACTTAATCTCAGCATCATGAATTTTTTTCAATACAGCCAGTTGCTTCTGATAAGTAGCTAAACGAGCTTCATTATCACTTGTAATCTCTCCTTCCGCTTCTATTTGTTGTTCAATTCGTTTTACAAGTTGAGTTGTAGAAGTTTGAAACTGAGTAACACTTGCAAGCTGGCGATCATATTCTTGACTGATTGCTTGATTCTCTTCTTTAAGAATATTTGCTTTAGATTGAAGCTCGCTAAAATGTGTGCTAAGCTCTGCAAACCTTTCTCTCTCGTCATCAGTAAGACCAGTAATACCTCCTTTAGCTCTTATTTTTTCTACTAAACCTATAAACTCTCCACCGAATGTTTGAGAAGCGAGCTTTCCTGCTTCGAGCCCCTCTATAAGCTGACCTGTTAGTGCTACTGATTCAGCTGCCAGCCCTTTTGCTGCATCTTCGATATTTTCATAGCCGAGTAAAAGTTGAGAAGCTGTACCTGCATCTAAGTCAAGTCCTTTTGCTCGTAGCCGCTCCATTTCTACAAAAGCTTCATTTATCTCTGTTAGCTTTGATCCTGCTTGAGATGCAAAACCAGTAACTGCAGCAACTTGATCTAAAGTAATTTTTCCTGCATTTTTTTCAAAGAATGCATTTTGAATTTCTGTAAACTTAGAAAATTCTATAGAAGTATTTTTTAAATCTTTTTGTAAATCTTTAAAGCTATTTGCAAGATCTTGTATTTCTTGACTCTGTCCAATAACTCCTAAAGCTTCTCCTGCTTGAACAGCTAAATCTTTTATAAGAACTATGATTCCTATAAGCGCCATTCCTTTAAATGCTTTATCAACTCCTTTTGCAGCAAGCTCTCCAGCAGACTTAACTTTTGCCATTGCTCCTTTCCAAGCAGCTTCTACTCTCTTGGCTTGCAAAGAAAGAAATGTAGTTGTTTTTTTAAATTTTCGTTCTATAAAACCCATTTGCGTATCGGTGTTATCTTTCATAGCTTTAAGAGAAGCTATATATTGAGTACGCATTTCATTGCTCATATCAACTACTGCGCCTTTTCCTTTTTCCGCTGCAGCTAAAAGAGCATTTACTTGTTTTGGACTTACATTTTCAAAATCTCCAGCTTGAATTGCTTTTGCACCTTTTGATTTTACATCTACACCTTGTAAGGCTTCTTGAGCCCCCTTTAGCGGAGAAGATTGATTTAACTTATCTTGAGCAATTTTTAATTCTTCAATTTCTAGTTTTGCATACTCATATGCATCTGCTGCTTCCATTGCAGCTTCTCTTGAAGTCTCTCCCCAAGCTTCTAAGTTGGGAATAATTGCTTTTACTAAAGGGATTGCAAAGAGTGCAAAAGCAGCAGTTAAAGCACGAATATTATCTGCAAGAAACTTTGCGGTTGGTTCTGCCATACTTGTAATAAATTCTCTGAAGGGTAATAGTACTTTTTCAAACTCAACACCCAACTGAGCTACGGCATTAGACTGTAATTGGACTGCACCTGCAACAGAAGCATATTTTTTGTCTAATTGTTCTTGTACTTCTACGGCGACTGCTTGACTTCTTTCAAAAACAGATAAATCTTTTGCCGCTTTTCCTATACTAGCAGCGTATTTAGCTGTGGCATCATCTAATCGAAGAATAATACCAAGTTCATCAAGAAGTTCTGGTTCTGCTTTTGTGACACCTCGAATAAGACGATTAAAAGAATCTGTTACATCTCTTCCCAAAATCAAAGAAGCGTTTTTTGCACCTTCAGCAAATCCTTCTATTTGTTTTGGATTTAATCCTGCAGCAACACCAATCGCGGCAGCTTGAGCAGATTCTTTAAATCCAATTAGACCATCACTTGCTTCTTTAATATCTGATGTAAGACTTCGTAAGCCTACTCCAGTCGCAGATGAAAAAGCAATCTGAGCATCTTGAAGAACTCTAAAATCTGCAGATTCTTTTAAAAACCCAAAAGCTGCTGTGATTGCAAATATATTTGCAGCAAGAGTAGCATAAGCAGGTACAAGGGAACCAGAAATACCTTGCGCCATTTTAGAAAAGTTTTTAGTACCATTTGCAGACTGCTGAGAGGCACCTTTTAAGTTACGATCGGCAGTGCGAGCAGATTTCCCGGCTTTATTTAGTCCGTCTGCTGCTTTTTCTGCATTTTTTCCAACTATTTTAAGGTTTCCGTCATCAGAAACTTTAATAGTTAAATTAATTTCATTTGCTGCCATTAGCCGCTAACTTTATGGGTGTACTGTTTTCCACCTCCTGAAGATCTTTTCTTACGCTCTTCTAGTTTTCGCTTTCTTTCTGCTTCTTCTGCTCTGTCTGATATTATGATACTTTCATAAAGTTTTAAAAAGAAAAATACTTCTTTTGGACTATCTATATTGTATAATTTAAATATATACTCTAAATGGTTCCAGTCTTTTCCTAAGTATGTGCCTGACATTCCATCCCAGCGATCGGACAAAAGTCCATATATAAAAAATGCCACTTGAACTTCCTCCGGGAATGAAGAAGATTCGAGCGGCATTTTGGCTGGGTCAGGTTCTTGCCCTAACTGTTCACATATTAATAGATATTTATCTATATCTATCTGTGTGCTTTCTTTTACGTATCGTTCAAGTAGTTTTTTTATTTCAACTACTTGTTGCTCGTAAAATTTTCAAGATCACCTACTGATTCAGTTACCCAAGTATCGAAATCATTTGCATTCTTCATAAGAAGTTCTGCATTTTCTTGAGTATAAGACAGCTCATCTTCGGGATCTTGTTCAGAAATATCAACCAAAAGAAGCTCTTCTAGGTATCGAAATTTCAGCCCTTTCCATCCCTTAATTACTGCTTTACAATATTCTGTTAAAAACTTTTCTTCATCTAGCTCTTCTTCTGGTTGTCGAGTTTTTCTGTTAAACTTAGTTATTAAACAACGTTTACGAAGTTTTATAAGCTCTTCTCGTGCAAGATAACAAAGATCTATTTTTAGTCCTGAGAAGCCAGGAAAGTCTATCGAAACTGTTTTACTGGGAGTCATAAGACTCGCAAGAGAAACAGGAGTTTTATCAGTCATGTTGTGTTCCTTAAAAAGTTATTGGGCATTTATAACACATATTATAACGAAGGTGAGCTGATATGTCAAGAATTATTTTTATGACCTGGAAAGAAAAAACCCGCCGAAGCGGGTTTTAGTAAAACTATTATTTTTATTACGCGCTAACTCCAAACACCTCGACTTGAAACTCATCAGCAGTATCAAAGTCTTCAGTGTAAGCACCAAAGTTTGTCTCCAATGAGATAATGTCTTCAATATTATGAGTTGGTACATCAATATGTACTTTCGGGAAGTTAAAGTGAACACGTGGTTCGCCTGCTACAGTACCGCCAACCTTGAAGGTAACATCAAAATCGTTAACAACTTTTGTAAGACCCTTAGTTGGATCTACAAGATCCGCAAAGAAGTCTGCAGAAGCACCAGTATTTCCTGTAGCATCATCAAATACAAGATAGCAGGTAAAGCTTCCGCCAATTCCTCGAGCTCCAGTTACACCTTCAATTGGCTTGTTAATAGTACCAATTTCTTCTGGAACCAAGTACGTAACATTATTTGAAATAGTAATGTTTCCACCTGTCAGAGTAAAGTTATAAATACCTGTATCAACTACAGGACTTCCAGATGTTGTAACAGTTCCGGAAAGAGCACTTCCTCCATCTGTTGCAGATACAGTAAATGTAGTTGCGCTTGGTGCAGTTTTAACAAACAAATTAAGATTATTAAAAGTTGCAGCATCCGTTCCCGTAATTCCACTCATTCGAATAGTATCGCCAACTTTTAAACCATGGGCAGCGCTTGTAGTAAATGTACCGGAACTTTCACCAGAAATAGTAAGTCGCTTACCTTCCATTACATCTGGATTCTGACCGCGAACTTCAAGTTGGGTCAAACGATTACGAATAAAGTTATTTGTAGAGGTAACACCTACATCAATAGCTGACCTAAAAGCATCATATACAGGGGAAGCGCCTCCTCCATTATCTGCATCAATTGGAACCGATAACTTAAAGTCACTGCTAGAGTTTAAGAAAACTTTATCGCCATCAACAGAAGGAGTGGTTGCTTGAGTAATTACTTTTCCTGCTGATTGCATATCTGTTACTTCTTTTGCAAAACCTGACCAGTTGGCAGTAGCGATTCCATCAATATCAAAATCAATAGAACACTCATTTACAATCGCACTTGTGAGTTTATATACCATTGGATTGGTAGTATCTGTTTCAAATACAAAATACAAAGTCATTTTTGGAAGAGTTGCACGATTTGAGTTTTTAAAGTCTAAAAGACCCCCAGTTCCGCCAGAGGGAAGAGTTGCACCAGCTTCATCATGAACTACACCACTCACTCCGCCCACTCCAGCTACTGGATTTGTGCTACGAGTGTAGTTTCCATCAGTATCGGACGCCCCTGTAACCCCACTTCCTGCAAAGTTATCTGCACCTGCCATTGCTGCCCAAAGAACTTGGTCAACAAGATGCATTTTACTAGAGCCATGATTAGTAGGTCTCATATAAGTACTAAAAGACCATTCCGCAGGAGACAAGGAGTCAGTAAACAGACGACGACCCCTTCTACTAATACCTGCGGTACTTTCCATTTCATTTAGTCCAATCTCAGTTTGATTTGTACCTTGAGAAAAGCTAAAGCCATCCAGTACAGGAATTTCCCACAGTCCTTGGAAAGAACCGTTGATTCCCGTAAGCTCGACATAAAGTTTCGAGTCGCGGCTAAAATAAAGTTTATCTGCCATAGATTATCTCCTATGTCTTGAAAAGGCATGGACGTGAACGTTTGTTCGTGCCAGCATTTTCTAGTATCGAACCTCTAGTAGTAGTTCTCCAACTCCTAAAGGATCTAATACACCTTCATCAGTATCTATACTGATAACTGTGATTTGTTGAGTAAACTGCTCTAATCCCATACGATCATAGTAACGCAATCTACTATTTTCTTCTATAACTGTTTCTACGTCTTCGAGAAGCTCATCAAGTGCATCTACTGCATCTTCTTGATTTACATAACATCGAACCGTTACATTTAAAAAGCGGTCTTTATACTGGCCACCTTGATACTGTCGAGTTTCTGATCCTGCATTTAAATGAATTGCAGGAAACTCCTCTACTTCATCCCAAAATTTAAGTCGAGGACTAACTTCTGCAACAGCAGTATGATAAATTCCTCGACCGTCTATGAGAGCAATTTTATCAGCAAGGGCGCGTGTAATTCCAGCTCGACGACTTGTATATTGTCTATGCGCTGCTTTTTCTGCCACTATACTCTCCTAGTGTAAAATCTTCCTAATGCCATCTGTGCTGCTAATTCTCTTATAGATGCGTCAATAACTCTACGAGGATCTCTCTGTGTAGTTGCCCAGGGGGCTCTACCCGTTCCTACTTCAAAAACTTGATAAGGATCTTTTCTATAAGTATATCCAAAACTTGGAAAACCTTGTCGAGTTTCACTTACATCTGTTAGTCTAACACTTCTTGCAAATCTACCTGTTTGACTTTCTAATCCGGGGGATCGCATATTCTTTTCTACTGTTTGTGGCAATTTTTGATTTATCATTGCCATTACTGAAAAAAGTGAGCGTTTTTCTTCAGGATCTTTTTTGTTCTTTATAGATTTTTTTGCCATCAATGCAGGAGCAGACTTTTTAATTTTAGACTTTTTAGGAGTCTTTTTAAAAGAGCTTGAGTTTTTTGCTCCTTTAATTTTAGTATTTTCTTGTTTTACTTTTAAGCTGTCTTTCTTTTTAAAAGGCGACATAATTTTATTAACAGCTTTCTTTCTTTTTGCTTCTACAAGACTATCTGATCCTGGTAAATTTGGTATGTCTAACTTACTTACTATTTCTCGTAATTTTTTTGCTAAAGCTTTTTCGGCTCCTCCGCCTGCTATTGCATTTAAAATTTGGCTTCGTATTGTTACGTTTATAACTCCTGTCTCTGCATCTTTATAAACTTCTAATATACTGCCTAATCCTAGTTCCTCTAACTCTTTTCGTAGCTCGGGAGGAACTGTTGAATCTCCATAAGTTTCTTGTAATGCATTATGAACCGCATCATTTAAAAAAGATTCAATGTTACTTCCTTGAATATGTTCTAAGTTAAACGCTTCTCCTGCTGTACTTATTTCTCTAACTTGTCCTTTTTTACTACTACTGGGGCGAGTTAAAGGTTTATCTAGTAAAGCTAAAAAACTTTCATAAAAATCATCTAAAGCTTCTTTATAAGTTGAGGCAATTAAACCATAATTATTTCTTTGTCCCCTGGCTCCTGTGAACTCAAGAACCATAACAGATACTCCACCTCGTATAAGTTTATACTGAATAGTGGGGTCTGTTTGGGCAAGCTTTAAAAATTCCTCTCTAATTCTTTGTGTTAAGTTTGTTATTAAAGGGTTTAGATCTTTTGAGATTGCTCTCATAGCTTCTCTACCTTCTGGAGCACTACCAGTAGACCTATTGAACAAATCTCTTAATACAAATCTAATTGTAGAGCTTTTATAGGTAAATATGTGAGTTTTCTTATTGCCTACAAGTCTTCTATAGTCATCTGAATCCTTTTGTAGTTCAGAATCTAATTTTGTAAGAAAAGCTTTTAAATCATTACTAGCCATTAAAAGTTCTTATACAAATCAAGTACGCGTTTTATGTGATCTGGAAATGCCACATTATTACGCTGACTTGAACTTGCTTGATTCTGAATACTAGCGCCTGCAATAGAGCGTCGCTCTTTATGTTCATCTTTCAAGTAGTATGTAATCAAATCAAAAACTGCAAGTTGCAAATCAGAAGGTAGAGACGCATATCCTGCTTTATACACTACACGAACTGATGCTGGGCCACGAGCCCAGTTTTTATATCCTTGTCCTGTTGTTCGATACAGACAATCTGTAGCTTCATCAAGATAGTATTCGTGAGCAGTAGTAGTTAAAGTACTATAACTATGGCTATAAGTATCTCGCTCTTCTACAGAGACAATACTGACAATAGGACTTTCTGTCAATTGTATAAGATATGTATCCCAGTTTACAGTGACAGTTTCGGTTTTATTAGTTGAGTAGAAATCTACAAAACTATTTGCACAATAAGTTTTTACGAGTTGACTCACAGAGGGAATGAT